TCCGGATCCTTGTAACAATCGGGGCCGAGTTTGATGACAAACAATACAACTGTACTAAATTCCTCAATTTTTGTCACGCTGTCGGGTTTGAGAATCCCGTTTTCAAACTTGTCCTCTACTTCTGGTAAGGCGCATAGGATCCTGTAACCGCTTGGATCCGGCAATTGCGTTGCATCACTCATTTTGTTTTATCCTTTGTGCAAGGTCACTATTGATACGCTTTGCGACCATGAGACCTTGAATCTGACCGCAAAGAAATTTGTACTCCTCTAATGATGCCACCCCTTGTATCACTGTTTTTGATACATAGTCAATCTGCTTGTTAATTTCCGCGTCTACTGCTTCCCAATATTCCATTAGTTTTGCCCTTCTAATTTTGCCGCCGTCTCAAGGAGTTTTGTCTGGTTGTTCATGTTGCTTATACGCTCCTGCGTGGCCAATCGTTCTTTTTCAATCATCATTTGCTGTTGTTGTGCCTGTTGTTTCAGGGCAAGATTGGCCTGATCGGTAGCGGCTTGGCGCTCTTCTTTCTGGGCTTTGAGTTTCAATTCCATCTGCTGCATTTGCACAATCGGGTCTTGGGCGACCTGCTGATTTTGTTGCTGCTGGAATTGTTGGGTATTTTTTGCCAGCAATTGTTGCGCTGCTTGTGCTGTCAGGCGCGACAGTTGTACTTCAAAGTCTTCTGGCAGTGCAGTATTGGGCGCCGGCAGCGGAACGCCAAGTTCATTTTCCAGTCGGCGACGGTATTCAAAGGCAAGGTGTTCATTGATGTGTGCCATTGCCGCTGCCAGCATTTGTTGTGCCATCGGGTTTTGTTGCATTTGTTGGCGCAACATCGGGTCTTGCATTGCCGCTGTGTGTACCGCGATATGTGCTTCGTGATCCTGATAGACAAATGCCTTGACAGGTTTCATGTTGATCAGGGCCATGTTTTCTGACACCGGATCTTGCGGGTCCATATCGTTGGTTGCCGGAATAAGCTTTTCGATTTCCTTGATTCCCAATACTGTCAACATTCTTTTGTGCAATTCCGGGATGTTGTAGATTTGCGGTGCTGTTGCGGCAAGCTGCAACACCGCCTGATATTGGGTAACCCGTTGGGCAAGTGTTGTCGCATTTGGGTCGCTTACCGGAATGACATCGACGTTGTCATAATCGGCCTGTTTGGCAGCCCTTCCAAGCGGGGCGTCCACTTCGTAACTGTACTTTGCGGGAAGATAATCGCGGATAATTGCTGCAAGCAATTTGAATTCCTGCCGCATGGAATAATGCAGCCGCGCTTGTACTGCCGACATTACTTTGAGGGTACGCTCCAAGACTGCCAGCGTTGTACCCACGGGCGTGTTTGCACTCAGATCGCTGATCTGCATGTCAGCGGTTGCTGCAAATCTTCTTCCTTCCTCGACAATGGTTTGCAGCAATTGATACAACACCTGACTTGGTTCCTTGTAAGGCAAGGGCAAGATGTTGTCTTTGATGGATCCTGATGGAACATCGACATCCCGAAACTCTCCGGGGGCAATCGGGGTGTCATCGCCCTTGACCCGCAGTCCACGCGATTTCAGCCCGCCTGGGAGATTGGACAGCGTCCCGGCATCGACAAGTTGCCGGATCAATGATGTCCCCGACTTGGCAAACCCGCCCACGAGGTGGATCAGCCCAAATCCATAGAATCCAAATCCTGGTATATATATATAGTGTGTGTAGTGCATCCGCTTGAGTTTGAGCGGGTCGCCTTCATACCAGTTGCGCCGGATGGCAAGAATTCTTGATGTGCCCTTGTCCATCGTCACAATGTATGGCAAGGCAATCCCAGTCGGGCCGCTTTCATCCACATCTTCAAATCCGGCCAGATCCAGTTCTACACACATCTCCAAGATGCGGTAGCGGTCGTCCATTGTGGCCGACATTCCCTGCTCTTCTGCTTTTCGTTTCTCCACATCGTCAATAACCGACGATGGTTCTCCCAGGTCGATGTCTCTCCACATTCCCGCATGCTGCAATTTTTTCACATCGTTTTTGGTCTTGCGCATGATCTGGGTAATGCGCTCGGCAGACCTCAAGTCGCTTGCGCCATACGGCACCACAATATCTTCTGCCGGCACAAACATCGACACCTGTCTGGCCAATCCGGGGTCGTAATACACTTTCTTGAATGCTGAGCCTGCCAAGGCCAGGGACCACAACATCTTTTCATGTTCAGGGCGATACTCTGGCATTTGTTCTGTCAGCCGCCAGTTCATATCATCTTTCACGCGCTCTGCGGCATCTTCCTTTTCTTTGGTGGCTTTGCCCACAATCTGGGTTTTTACCGGACCCGATGCAGGAAAAGTTTCCATGATCGACTCTGCCTGGAATCGCACCGCCGCTTCCGACAGCAGTGGATAAAATACCCCGCACGCCCCAGGCCAAGGTTCGGTACGGTCTTCGTATTTCATCCCAAGAAGTTTCAATCCATCCACATACGTATCTACCCATTCTTTTCGGGATGATTGGTCGTTTTCAAAATCTTCCAACAAATCCGATGCAATATTTTGCAAATCTTTTTCGCTCATGTGTTCTGCAAGATTTGCATCATGGCTTTCTGGTACTGACGTTGCAATACCAAGAATAATTTCCACGCCCGGTTCCTGCATATTTTCATCAGGGACAATTTCTATTTCCATGACATCATCCATTATCTGTCCTTAATAATATGCAACGCGGCGAGGTGGGCTGCTTTCCCATTCATCGTCGGATTTCAGCGTCACAAACCCGCCCTGCCGAAACCGCAACAATGCCTGGGTTGTACTGTCCACCAGATCATCGTGTTCGCCCGCGGGGAAGGCGGCTATTTCTTCGATCACTTCGTCGGCAAATTTTCTGTCGGGCGCCCATACCCTGCCCGATGCAAAAAGATCTGCCACAGCGTTGAGACGCACAATCTTATCATTGCCACGCGTGGGGGTAAATTCGCTCACCGGTATTCCCATTTTCCGCAATTCAAATACCAATGGGGATCCTGCTGCTTTTGCTTCCACTAAAAACACATCCGGCTGCCATTCCATGTAGGTTTTATACGCAACTTCCTTGAGTTCTGGAAATTCATAGCGGTCTTTGAACGCATCCAACAATATCACATTTGTATCGTCGTCTTCTGTTGTCCAGACGCCCCATGTTGTACATGCACTGAAATCTGCCCGTGTGGACTTCAAGAAAGCCGTATCCCAGCTTTGTATCACAAAATCACATGCCGGCGGTTTGTCTTTCTTCCATATCTTCCACCATTGTCGTTTGACAATTGCGCCTTCTTCTGCCGTCGGTTGTTGCTGGTATTGTGCATTCCACTTTGCTACGGGCAACTCTTCTTTCAACCGCAGCATTTCTTCCAGCTTCCAAAACTCTGGCCACAGGTTTTTCCCTGATGGCAGAATCGCCGGAAGTTCAATTACCCGCCACTCATCTCCTCCGCGGGTTGCACTGGCTTTCAATACCTGACCTGTCAGATCTCTGATTCCCCAGCGTGTCATGACCAGGATAATTCGCCCGCCCGGTTGAAGCCTCTGCCGCGGGCCAGACGTATACCACTCATACACCGCATCAAACACTTCGGGCTTGAAACTTGCAATCTTTGCTTCCTGCTCACTATGCGGATCATCAATAATCAACAAATCCGCACCTTTCCCTGTAACCGCCCCACCCACACCAATAGCAAAGTATTCGCCGTTTTTGCTTGTTGACCATCTCCCCGCGGCCTTGGAATCCTGCTGCAATTTCACATCGTCAAAGATTTTGTTGTATTCAGCAGAATTCACCAGGTTTCGTACTTTTCTTCCAAACCCGACTGCAAGTTCCGCAGTGTGGGAAGTCTGGATGATCTTCCTATCTGGAAAGTTCCCAAGAAACCAAGACGGCAGCAAATAACTTGCAAACTCCGACTTCGTATGCCTAGGCGGCAAATTGATAATCAACCGCTTACATGTACCAAACACCACATCTTCAAACGCCGACGCCATCAACTTGTGATGTTGCCCGCCAATAAACCCCGGCCAGAATGCCTTGACAAACTCCAGGAAAGATGTCTTGACCTTCTTGGTGTTTTCTTCATCCTCCAACATCTGCAATTCTTGCAGTAGCAACATCTGCTCCTGCTTGGACAGCAAGTGCATTTTTTGCAGTGCCAGCTTGGCCAGACTTTTAAGGTCGTTCATACGGCGGAGGTGTTTTTGATGGCCGCACACTGCGTGCTTTTCTAGGATCCCGCTTCAAATACCCCATCTTGCACATCTTTATCACACAACGATGCACCACCGACTTGTGGCTCAACTGCAAAATAAACCGCAAGTCATCATAACTCGGCCCGCATTTGTATTGCTCCCAAAAGCAACAGACCGCTTGATAGATATCACTCTCCAGTCTGGTCACGACCCCTCCTAAACCTCTCCCTAAACTCCTCCAATGGCATCTCCTGTATAGGCGCCACACCAAACTTCTTGTACCACCGTTTTGGATCTTCCCAAATCGGAATTTTCTCCTCTTTTTCTGACATTGTTGCAGACATCATCCCCTCCAACCTTTGCACTTCTCTTTTCACTTCGCAACTTACACCTTCATCCTCACAATTTTCATCTATTTTTGTTTCATTGCTCTGCAAAGTCGCATCGGTTTTTTGCAAAACCTTGTATCCGCTCGTCGGAGAAATGGCATTTTTTGCAGATTTTGACTTTTTTGCGCTCGTTTTGTGAGGTTTTTTGCCAATTTTCTCAATTTCATCCATATTTGTACTATGGTCTGTGGGCAAATGTAAAAAATCCTGCGTTTTTT